TTCTTAGATGCTGAATCATTTTACAATATAACTCTTTTAGAGAAATGACACAAGAAACGAGAATGTACATCGAACTATCTTACATGTTCTTTGTAATGATGTTTTGTCTAGTAGTAAGCTGGATAGTAAACGTCTATTTTAAGCGAAATGATTTAAACGAAACGTTCAACGCTTCTAGCCACTCACATTTGATTATTGATTTTGAAAAAGGAGAAAACAATTTAAACAACAAGTAAAATGGGATCAGTTTGTAAAGTTATTTTATTGGGTCGAGTTGGGAAAGATCCTGAGTTAAAGCAAGTAAGAGATAGTACTGTTTGTAATTTTCCAATGGCCACGACCGAAAGTTACAAAGATAAATCAGGAAACAGAGTTGATCAAACAGAATGGCATAATATCCAATTTTGGAATGAACAAGCAAAGGTAATTGAGAAGTTTGTTAAAAAGGGACATGAGTTGTATGTTGAAGGAACTATAAAAACTGAAACATGGGAAGATAACGGAGTGAAAAAATATGCAGTTAAAATTAAAGGAACTTCTTTTGTTTTAATGAACAATAAAAAAGAAGGTGAAACACATGTACAAGGCGAATCTAGCCAACGTACTGAAACGCCTATTCAATCACAAGAAACAGACGATTTACCTTTTTAGATTAAATTCATATGTCTGATTTAACACACTGGAAAAAACTAACAAATCCCGTTTATATAGGGGCTTACAGTTTGCAGCCAAATGAACAAAGAGTTGTAAAAATACTTTCTGTTTGTAGGCAAAAAGTAAAAGGGACTGATGGCAAAGAAACAGAATGTACAGTTGCAAAACTAGAAAATGAAAAGCCATTAATTCTAAATAAGACCAATTGTAAAACAATAACAAAGGTAGCTGGATCGCCATTTATTGAGAATTGGGCTGGATTAAAAGTAATTATACACGCTGAACCTGTTAAAGCTTTCGGGGATGTTGTAGATGCTTTGCGTGTACTTCCTATTGCTCCAATACTTCCAGAATTACATCCTGCAAGCCCAAAATGGGAAGGTGCTATATCTGCATTAAAAGAAGGGAAAACAACAATAGAGGCAATCGAAAAAGGCTATAAATTATCTAAAGAAAATAAGAAACTTTTAAATGATCTTTCAAAATGAGTATTACAGAGAACATTTTAAGAATAGGTAATTTTACTAGTTCAAAAATACACAAGCTAATTGAAAAAGGTAAAAGTGAAAACTCTTTTTCTGCTCCAGCTTTAACTTACATTGAAGAGGTTAATTTAGAAAGAAAACTTAACAGGTCTATTTCTATCGAATCATTTTCTAGAGATATGGCTTGGGGTACATTTTGCGAAAGTCATGTTGCTGACTATTTAGAATTTGGATTTGATTTAGTAAGTAATGAAACTATTCTACATCCAAGGTATAATTTTTGGGCTGGATCAACTGATGTAAAAGCTTCACATAAAATTGGAGAAATAAAATGTTACCAGCCTAAAAAATTTGCAAAATATGCTGATTGTTTGCAACTAAAAGACATCTCATTATTTCGCAAAAACTTTCCAGAGGAATACTGGCAACTTGTTTCAAATGCTTCAATTCATAACGTAAAAATAGTAGAGGCAATTCTATTTATGCCATATGAAAAGGATTTGCAATTACTTGCCGAACGTGCCGAAAATTATGATGGATCAGATCAGTGGAAGTATAGATTTATTTCTGAATCTCCAAAATGTGAACTTGCCTATTTGCCAGAAAATTCAAAATACAAAGATTTAAACAGGTTTGAGTTTGAAGTTCCTGAGTTTGATTTTGAATTTCTAGAAAGTAGAATTGTATTGGCTTCTAAATTATTAATTGAAAGGTAATGTACTACACTAAAGCAGAAACAGCCACTATATTCTTTTGTTTAGGAATAGCTGGAATAGTAGAATCAATTTTAAACAACTTGTAAAATGACTGAAACAATTATTGAATTTGGCAAATGGATTGTTTGCCCTATTTGCGGATTAGGGGCTTTTGTAGCTTATTTAGTTTACTTGTATAAAATTACTGAATAGTATGAACATAGGCCAATCAATTAGAGAGATTCGAAAGTCTAAGGGACTGAATCAAAAACAACTATCTGCACAATGCGGAATCAGTTTTAATGCGTTGTGTCAAATTGAAACGGGCAGAACGCTTCCTCAAAGGGAAACGCTCAATAAAATATGTATTGTGCTAAACATTCCAGTTTCATACATATATTTCAATTCATTGGATGAAAAAGATGTACAAGAAAGCAAAATCCCAGTTTTCAAAGCGTTAAAAAAGGCAATAATGGAATTACTACTAAATTAATTCAAATGACAATCAAGCAATTAAAAGAGCATATTAAAAATGGTGCTATAATTCAGGTTCAATTTCCTTTTCGGATAAATCAAAAATGTACATACCATATTGAAAATATTGGCCGAATAACCGAAAAACAGTTTAATGAAATAAGACCATTATTAGTAAACTTCAAAAACGATTTTCAAGGAATGACTACTCACTTTTATAAACTAAAATAAAAATAATGATTACATGCACTAATAAACCATGCCCATTGCGCTACATGTGTGAACGGGCGAATGATACTCAAACGGGCGAGTTCTTTGAGTACAAAACGCTGAAAGGCCACGATACACAAGGCAATATTCGCTATACTCACGGGTGTGACCATTTCGAAAAAAAAATTACACAAGAAAAAACAGAGATTAATAAAAAAATGTATGACAATATCGTTGATAACATTTTTGATCAGGTCGATGAACTGTACGGCAAACTAGAACCAACTGAACTAGAAAAAAATGTTGACTGAACGTGCGCATGAAATGTCAAAGCAAGCGATTAAATGCGCTTGCTTGCTTTACATTCTACAGGAAGAACTAGACAACTTCAAATGTTCGTACCGATTAAAGAAGTGGAAAAATGAACTAAGCAAAGAAGTTGACACGGAAATAGAACACATTTACAGCGCAAAAAATGGACTATGCAACGATGGCCAACACCAGTACACAGAGATAACAAATAAGCTACAAGAAGACTTGCCACGCTTTAAAGACGAAAAGGAAAGAATGGCAATTTTAACCCGTTTAATCTCGATTGAAGCCGATCGATTGGAAAGTTTATCCGACAATATTTGTTATAGGGTACACCCAAAAATCAAAGCTTTATTGGTAAAAGTGTATAGTGAATTGCCAGTTACAGAGCAAATAAAAAAGAGCGTTACTAGTTGCATTTATTGCGCTAATCGCACGATGGAATTCTTTCTAGGAACTTATAAGGAACAATTAGACGCAATTAAGGAACATTTAGAAGAAAACAAGGAATATGATACGACCAGAATATTACAGTAAAGAAGGTGGTAGCCTTTATTTAGTAGCAGAAAAACGTAAATGGAACGCTTACCAATTTGATGCAATAAAACGCCTAGAACGTTGCGAGCAAAAAGGAAGCTTTAAACAGGATATTGAAAAGACTATCACAGTTATAACGCTTTGTAAAGACGAATATAAGCCTAGCTTTTTGCAAAAAGTAAAGTTCTTATTCAAAAACGAACCTACTCAAATAGCGAACGAACGAAACTGGAATTTCTTTGTATGTAATATTTGCTACTACCTAGAAACGGGGCGTTACGATTTGGCAATAGTCGAATGTAAAAAGTACTATACTTTTGTAACCAAAAATGATTTAAATAGTAAATAAAATGAGGAAAGATATAGGAACTAGCAGCGATAGTAGTGAATATATAACACCATGTATTTTGTGTTATGCAGCACCTTACGACTTGTTTGGCGGTGCTATAAAAAAAGGTCATCCATATTTCACATCGAAAGATATGGATTGTGTTATGATTCCATATAACGAAACAACAGGAAACCCAGATCGAAGCCTTGATGATTTTGCAGTACCAATTGAATGGGCTAATACTTGGGCATTAATTTTGTAAAATGCCTGAACTTAACGTAGCACCTTTTATTTTCGAAGCAACAAAGAAACTTACAGGTGAAAAAGTACAGCTAACCGAGTTTAATACAAGTCGGTTAGCTGCTTATAATAAGCTTCTTAAAAAGCATCGTTTAACGCATAACATAAAATGGAATTAAAAGAAGCAATTAAGCTAGTAAAGCTATACCAAAAGTGGAGGCGTGGCAAAATAGAAGGCTATCCAATTGACCCAAAAGAATTAGGTATTGCATTGGATGTTCTTATTGAAAATGCAGAAAGTACATACGCTTCAAATTATTTGAGCAAAAAAAGTAAGAATAAACCATTTAAGGATGCTTAAAATGACAAAAGAAAAGATATTACACGAGGTTGCAAGGTTTTATAAATTGAATACTAACGATCTAAGAATTAAAGATCAAAGAATCCATATTATAATTCCTAGGAAAATTGCAATATTACTTATCTGGAAGCATTGCGATATGTCACAAAGGCAAGTTGGTATTTATTTTGATGACAGGGATCAGCGTACTATTCAGGGTAATATTAACTCAATGATTTACTTGATGCAAATTGACGAGTACACTCGAGATATTGTTAAACAAATAGAAAGTAGGCTATAAAAACGTACGTCTTAACATATCGTAAAAACTGGATGGACGTAGCTAAATCGGTATTTCAACATGAACTAGTTCAAGAAGTTCAAAAGAAGCTTACCGAGCTAAAGAAAGACCCAAAATACAGGAACGGCAAATTTGAGATACGCACTTTGGAAGGTTTTAAGGCTATAAATGTTTTGAAATAATTAATTAGTTAACTATATTTGTGTTGTGGAAAAAAAAGAAACACTATTATTACCATCTGAATATGCTAAATTAAAAAATATTAGCAAGGCTGCTGTTTCTAAACAAATGGCAACTAATAAGCTAGTATTAGTAATAAAAGATGGTAGAAGAATGATAAAAGTATGATTTTATTTACACAAAAAGTTAACTAATTTACCATGAGTGATAGGGAATATTTAAAGATTTGGTTTTCTGACATAGAAGATGCTAATGATTTTTTTGAAGGTAATTCTAAACACTTAGGCGAGTTTATGGTAAATGTTTACAGAGAATATGCTGAACTTCCAACTAGTTTTAGTTGTAAACTGGTTGAAAAGTACTTTAAAACGTATCTAAAACAGATAAATTTCATAAAACAATCAAAATTTACTGGTAAAAAAGGCGGTTTTCAAAAACATGAGAATCAACAAATTACAAGAGATACCCTAGTAGGGTCGGTAGTAGGGTCGGTAGTACCCCCCCTTCTACCAAAAGATAAAAGTAAAAAGATAAAAGATAAAGAAGAAAATATAATAATGACTTTTGAAGAGTTTTGGTCTTTATACCCAAAAAAAGTAGGAAGATCTACTTGTGAATCGAAATTCAATAAACTACCTGATAGCGAAATTCAGAAAATTAAGGACACGATAAAAGATTGGGTAGCTTTCAAACCTTTTGCGACATACAACCATCCTAATCCAGAAACTTACCTTAACCAAAAACGATGGAATGATGAAATAAAAAAAGAACCAGTAAAGCCAAACCCATTGGCGCCAAGGCCAAGTTCAAATCCTATCAACCCGTATGACGCTTTTAGATAATGGAAATTAACGGGTACGAGATCGATGAATACAATGTTTACGGGATAAAGGCAGGCGCAAGTACTAGCACATGTCCAGAATGTTCAGCAAGCAGGAAATATAATCCTAAGCAAAAATGTCTTTCTGTATTTTGGGATACTGGACTAGGAGTATGTAATCATTGCGGAAAAACAATACAATTACACACATACAAAAAGAAAGCCAACGTAGTGAATTATAAACGCCCTGTTTTTGTGCCTATTTCTAAGCCATACAGCGACAAATTTACTAATTACCTATGCAATACACGTAAGATAAGTTTAGAGGCTTTAAAATCGCTTAAAATACGTGAAGTAAAAGAATGGATGCCACAGACAACGCAAGAAGAAAATTGCATTGCATTCGATTATTTTTTTAATGATGAGCTGATAAATACAAAATTCAGAGATGGTAAAAAGAACTTCAAACTTGTAAAGGATGCAGAGAAGATTTTATATAATCTCGATTCGGTTAAAAATTCAAACTATGTAATTTTTGTAGAGGGTGAAATTGACGTGGCTAGTTGGTTAACAGCTGGTAAAAAATCGGCTGTTAGTGTGCCTAATGGGTTCACTAAATCAGGCAAAGTAAACATGGATTACCTAGATAACTACGTTCATATTTTTGACAAGATCGAAACTATTTACATTGGGGTTGATGATGATGAAGCAGGAAGAAATGGCAAGGAAGAATTAATTAGGCGGTTTGGTATTGAAAAGATTAAAATAATTTCTTACAATGGCCTAAAAGATGCAAATGAATGTCTAGTAAAGGCTGGTATTGAAACGCTATTATCTTGTTTTGATAATGCCAAAGAAATACAAATTTCGGGCGTATTTACGGCTAATGATTGTAGAAATGAAATACTTGATAGGTATCGAAACGGGCAAAAAAGAGGTACAACAACATACTTCAAAAAAATAGATAATGCTTGGACGTGGCGAGAAGGCGAGGTAACTATGTGGACTGGTTATCAAAATGAAGGTAAAACATTGATGTTATTACAGTTATGTTTGATAAGAGCGTTTAAAGAAGGTGTAAAAGTGGCCGTATTTTCACCTGAAAACATGCCAAAGGCTGACTTTTTTAATGACCTGATTGAATCAATTATTGGAAAGAGCGCAGACCCATACTATCAAAATAACTACATGAGCGAAAACGAAATATTATTTGCGCTGGATGTGATTGATAGGTACTTCTTTTTGATCTATCCAGATGATAATTTCAAACTAGAAAACATACTAGAAAAAACGGCCTTTTTAGTAAAAAAGAATGGTATTAGAACTCTTGTAATTGACCCGTATAACACCATTGATCATCATATGGATAAGGGTGGTAGAGAGGATTTGTATATTTCAAAATTTATGAGCCAATTAAAAAAGTTTGCAGTTGAAAAAGATATATCGGTTCAATTGGTTGCACATCAAAATACTCCACGGCCAAACGATAAAGACGAAGGAAGATATTTTAAGCCATCTTTAAATAACATAAAAGGCGGAGGTACGTTTCCAGATAAGGCCGATAATGTTGTAATAGTTTGGCGCCATAATCGTGCAATTGATTTTAAAGACCCTCAAGTAACATTTGAGAGCCAAAAAATTAAAAAACAAAAATTAGTTGGTATTCCTAATTTGGTTGATGATATTATCTTTGATATTCGCAAGCAACGATATTACATTGATGGGTTCAGTCCAATTGATGAAGTAGATCAACTATTTACGCCTAGCAAAAACCAAATAAGAGAAAACGATCAAATAATTGATTTGGATTCTGGTTTAGTATTCAGCACAAACCCTTTAGACTTAGCAGCAAAAAGAATACATGGAAGTGATACACCACCATTTTAAATTAGAACTATGTTTGTAGAATACGAAAAAGAGAAACCGCCAAAATCAGGAGAATATTTTGTAAAAGGCAAGAAAGGGTATAAGGAGATCCTTTGGTACGATGCAGAAAAAGACGAATGGGAAATTGGAAGCAATGCAAGTAATTATTTTTCAAATGGAAACATCCAATGGCTGAAAGAATGAAGAAAAAGAGACTAATTATAAAAGCAATTAAGGCATTAAAATCAATTTGGGAAAAGGATAAAAACGAGGTAAAATGAAACGCTATTTCTTAAACAAACACGATGAATTTTGTTCAACAAAAGCGCAAGTATTAGCGACAATGAAACAAGATGGCATTATTGAAAAGGAAGTATTTGAGGCTAAAATCGCAAAAAATACGGGTTTTTTCTTTTGCAAACATCATCAAGAAGTTGGTGAGGTTGGTCAAGGTTGCGGAAAAGAATGTGCTTTTTACATACCACGAAACGGCAAAAATGGACGCTGTAAAGAATCGGGACAATTATATGAAAACACAGGAATTAAAATTAAATTTAAGTTAAAATGAAAACAACGGCAGAAAAGATTGCAGTAATGCAAGCCTACGAGGAAGGCAAGAAAATTAGAATTGATCATTACGGGGCTATTCAATTTTGTTTAAAAAGTACACATGGCGATTTATGCTGGGACTGGAAGGACTCAGATTACGAAATTGTAGAAGAACCTAAACAAGTTCCTTTTGATTTTAGCGATGCAATAAGTTTAATAAGCAGGGTATTTAAACACAAAAATAGCGGATATATCGGTATGTGTGTTTGGGTTGAAGATGCTATTTTATATTTAGGTGTAGTACCAATTGATTATAAAGAATTAGCAGGTAATTGGCTAATTCGGAACGGAGCATTGAATGAATGGCTACCATGCACTAAAACAGTAAACAATTAAAACAAAAATAAATTATGATTCTAGGAGACATTGCAATTGAGGCTTATTTAGGCCAAGGTAAAGGCGTAATCGGTTACAAGCCTGAAAACATTAACCCAAACAGCGTAGACTTAACGCTTAACAGTAAAATGAGCGTGTATTCTAATTACGATTTAGATTGTCGCAAAAAAAATGAGGTTCAGCCAATTGAAATTCCAGAGGAAGGATTTACTTTAAAGCCAAACATTGTTTATTTAGTTTCTACAAACGAAAGTATTGATCTAAAGCCGATGGAGTTTGAAAAGACTATTTGCAGTACAGGTACGAAATACAAGGCAAAAAAGGACATTTGCGCCAAGGTAGAAGGTAAAAGTTCGCTAGGTCGTTTAGGCATGCTTGCACACATAACCGCTGGATGGATCGATGCAGGATTTAAAGGTAGTTTGGTGTTAGAATTGGCTGTTATTCAGCCTTTACGCATCTACCCAAACATGAAGATTTGCCAAGTGGCATTTTACGAATGCACAGAAGTAAAAACCAACTACGGAGAAAAGGAAGGAAGCAAGTATCAAAACCAAGTCGGAGCGCAAGAAAGCAAGATGCACGAAAACTTTAAATAGTTTTGCTATATTTGAGTTCCTAATATTCAACCTAAATATTACTACTATGAAACGATAACGTATAGGCTAGAGTGGCCTTGAAAACTCAACATATAAACATATAATATTGAAATATATTAAGGCTTAGACGTAAAAACCTAAGCCTTAATTTTTACTAAAAATGGTGCACAATGTACCAGCTAAACATCAAAATAGAAAGCATAGACCCCGAAGTAGAATGCAACTCCGTTCAAGAATTCCACTTTGAAACGAAAGAGCAAATACTAGAAACTATAAGCCAATTTTTAGATCAAAATATAGTAGTGGAAATTAAAACAAAGAAATAATTTTAAAATATTGATTAATAATATTGTTTAATCAAAATAAAGAACTACATTTGTATATACAAAAACAGCAAGGAAATGGAAACTTTAGTAATAGCAAAACAAAAAATTTCAGAAGGCGCAAAGTTTAATGGCGTTGTTTATGGTAAAAACAACGGAAAGAACTTCACATTTCTTTTCATCTATTTGGATGGAGAATTTTTTAAACTTGGTAGTGTTTGGCAAAAAGAAGCCAGCGCAATGAAGAAAGAGTACGAGGATGCTTTAAACGCTACAGAGCCTGTAAAAATCGAAGTTTTTGAAAAAGTAGAATCAGTTTCTGCAAAATCGGAAATTTCTAACACAGTTACAGTATTTGCACAAACGTATTGCAACACAGAAAGAGCCAAAGCATTGGCCGATTTTCATTCTTTTTGCGAAGGCGAAGATTAAAAAAAAATAAACATTAAATTTTGATTATTAATTTTGTTTAATCAAAGTTTAGTGTTACTTTTACTATCAGAAACAAGGACAAAACTAAAAAAACATGAAAACTCTATTTAACTACAACTCGCCAATGTCTTTTGGAGCAAGTGCAATGCATTTCTCTGTAAGACAAACAAGCAAAAACCGTTTTGTTGCATTCGGAGGAACGCCACAAAACCCCGTTAAAACTTCCAACTTAGGAAGTTTATCGCCAGAAATTTTAGCAGAAATTGCAAGCTGTAAATCTTGCAGTGAAAATGCCGATTATCTTAAGTTTAACGTTTTAAACTTAGCGTATTGAAAGATAACCGAGGCGGTGCAGGAAGGGGGCAAGGAAACAAGCCACTTCCTTTTAAAACCCAGTTTGTGAAAAAAATCATAACGGGGTCAGATTTTAAACGATTAGCCAAACAGGGCGAATCATACGAGGAATTTTTCAAAAGGATCAAAGAAAAAATATTAAAAGAAATTGATAATATTTTGAAAAATAATCAGCATACATTACTTGAGGTTAATGGTGATAATTTATATGAAGAAGCTTGTTTAATACCATTTGATAATTATCTTG